CCCCTTGCCAGGGGAGGCTTTGGGGTGATGTGTCCGGAATGGACACGCGGGGGAACGGCGCAGCAGAGCCGCGAACGAAAACCTCTCCGGCACTACGTGCTACCTCCCTTGCCAGGGGAGGCTTTGGGGAAATGTGTCCGGAACGGACACAAATTGAAATGAACAGGGGGGTGACGGGGCTGGACTACTTTAGGGATCGCGTGCCGGATGGGTGGAAGTATCTGGCCGTGCCGAGGGCGCTGCTGGACGGCAGCGCGTACCGCGGGCTATCGGTGGAGGCGAAGCTGCTGTTTGCCGCGATGCTGAACCGGGTGAACCTGTCCGAGGAACGCGGGTGGAAAGACGCGGCGGGGCGGATCTACATCATCTACACGGGCGAGGAGGCGGGCGAGCTGCTGGGCTGTTCGCCGCACAAGACGGTACGTGTGTTCAGCGAGCTGGACGAGCGCGGGCTGATTGAGCGCAAGCGGCGCGGGCAGGGCAAGCCGAACCTGATCTTCCTGCGGGATGTTTTTGCCGACGAGGGGCAGAAGTGCCAAAATGACACTTCTAGAGATGCCAAAGATGCAATTCTAGAAGTGCCAGAAATGCAGTTCAAGAAGTGCCAAAACGACACTTCTGGGGGTTGCGATGGCGTTCAGAAGTGCCAAAATGACACTTCTAGAGATGCCAAAGATGCAATTCCAGAAGTGCCGGAAATGCAATTCCAGAAGTGCCAAAATGACACTTCTAGAGATGCCAAAAATGCAATTCTAGAATTGCAAAAATGGCACACAATAAATCTGACTAGAGATACCCTGATAGAAGACCCTGATCTATCTAATCTATCCGGCCCGGCGGTGGAAAACTTGAGCGAGCGGACAAGAGAGGCACTGCGGGTGAAAGAACGGCTGGATAAGGGGCTGGACGTACCGATGCTGCTGCGCCGATTCCCGGACGAGGCGGAGACGGTGGAGGGGATCGTGGAGCTGCTGGCCGAGGTGTTGAGCGACCGAAGCGGGCGCGAGATGTGGATCAACGGCGAACGAATGCCGCTGGACTTTGTGCAGATGCGGCTGCGCAAGCTGACGGGCGAGGACATTTGCTACGTGATCGAACAACTGCACGGGGTGGAGGAGATCAGCAACCCGAGGCAATACCTGCTGGCGATGCTGTACAACGCACACGCACTGACCAGCGTGCACAAGGTATCGACTGGAATGGACGCATGAAAGGCGGCCCGGCGGGCCGAGAAAGGGGCATGGACATGAGGACGATCGCGGTTATCAACCTGAAAGGCGGGGTGGGCAAGAGCGTGACCACCTGCAACCTGGCGTGCAATCTGTCAGTGACGACGCTGCGCGAGGACGATGGGCGGCAGAGCGTGCTGGTGATCGACCTGGACAAGCAGGGGAACACGAGCAAATTCTTCGGCGCGCACGATTACACGAGGCCGACGATTGCCGATGTGCTGACGCGGGAAAAAGGGCTGGGCCAGGTGATCGTGCAGGCGGGAGATTACGAGAATGACCGGGAGTACGTCGACATTGCCCCGGCGGATATGCGGCTGCTGACGGCGAACCAGCGGGTGATGCTGGACGCGCTGCACCCGCAGCACACGCGGCTGACGCGGGCTTTGCGGGAGGTGCAGAACGTGTACGACTGGTGCCTGATCGACTGCCCGCCGGACATCGACATGGGCACGATCAACGCGATGGCGGCCGCCGACTGGGTGCTGGTGCCGGTGGACAGCGACGCCTGGGCACTGGACGGCTTGCGGGAGATCATGGCGCAGGCGGACGTGATACGCGACGAGTACAACCCGAAGCTGCGGGTGCTGGGCGTGCTGCGCACCAAGGTGCAGGCGAGCGCGAGCTGCCGCCGCGTGGGCGAGGCACTGGACGGGCTGCCGGTGCTGGACAGCACGATCCGCTATTCGAAGCTGGTGCCGAGCGCGAACAATATGCGGCTGCCGCTGGCGTGGTTTGCACCCAGGGCGGGCGTGACGGCGGACTATGCAGCACTGACGCGGGAAGTGCTGCGGCGGACGGGGGCTTTGGACGGGGCCAAAGCAGAGGACGAACAGGAGGGTTGACGAATGGCACAGTGGAAAGCAACGGAGCTGCTGGCGTTGCGCGACGGCATGACCGTGGTGCAGATCCCGGTGGGCGATATCGAGAAGAACCCGGAGAACGAGAAGATCTACCAGATCGGCGACGTGCGGCTGCTGATGGAGGACATCCGAGAGCACGGCGTGCGCCAACCGCTGGAAGTGGCAGCCGACCCGGACCATGAGGGGAAGTGGATCCTGATCAGCGGACACCGGCGCATGGAGGCGTGCCGGATGCTGCGCCTGCAGGGGCACGAACAGTTCAGCGCACTGCCATGCATCATTCTGCGCGGAGAGAATACGGCCAACGAGCGGAAGATCGCGCTGATCATGGCCAACGCCACGGCGCGCGAGCTGACCGACAGCGAGAGACTTGCGCAGTACGAGGCCCTGAAAGAGGCTTTGACCGAGCGCAAGCGGGCGGGCACGCTGCAGGGCCGGGTGCGGGAAGAGCTGGGCAGGCTGTTGAATGAATCGAGCGGCAACCTGGGCAGACTGAACGCGATCAGCGCGAACGCCAACGCCGAGGTGAAGCAGATGATCCGGCAGGGCGAATGCGGGCTGACGAGGGCCTACGAGGCGAGCCGGTTGCCGGAGGAGCAGCAGGCGGAGTACGCACGCACCGGCATGGTGAACGGCGAGCGCGTGCCGAGCAGCGCGCAGCGGCGGGCCATAGAGGCCGAGGAACGCCGGAAAGACAGAGAGCTGGCCGCGGAGATGCAGACCCCTCTGGAAGAGTTTGCGGCGGGGCAGGAGGCAGCAGAGAAAGAGCCGATGCCGGAGAGCGAAGAGAGCGCGGCCGTGCGAAGCACCGTGAGCACGCTGCGTGCGCGGGCGGCGGCGCAAAAGGTGCTGGAGAGCTACGAGGACTGGCCGCCAATCGCCTACGTGGCGCAACTGAAACTGCGGTTCTTTGGGTATCACCTGCCCGGCGGCGGCATGATCGTGGCCGAGGCGGATGTGCACAAGGTGGCCGGAGAGGTCGGACGCGTGCGGTACGCGCTGTTCCAGCAGGGGCGCGCGTGGGGCGGATGGAGCGAGAGAGCGCTGGAGTGCGTGGAGGCACTGATGCAGGAGCAGTGAGGCGCGGGTGACAATCCCTCCGTCTCCTGCGGAGACACCTCCCTTTACACAAGGGAGGCTTTTGGGAACGGCGCAGCAGAGCCGCGATTGAAAACCTCTCCGGCGCTGCGCGCCACCTCCCCTTGCCAGGGGAGGCTTTAGGAAAACCGTGCGGGAAACCGCACGGGAACTTTTTAACGATGTAGTGGAAAATAATTGAAAGAAGGCTAGTTTATGGAAAACAAAACAAGAGGCATGAAATCGTTCGGGTACACGCGGGAAACCCCGCTGGAGGAAACACACATCAGCACACGGGCACGCAACGCGCTGCGGCGCGGCGGGTGCTACACCGTGGGCGACGTGGCGGAGCTGGGAATGGGGAAAGTGGTGTTTCTGCGGGGTATTGGGGTGAAGAACCTGGACGAGATCGGCGGGATGCTGGAGGGGATGGCGGAGGCGCAGTGAAAACGGAGATGACAATCCCTCCGTTACGGCTTCGCCGCGCCACCTCCCTTTACACAAGGGAGGCTATTACGCAGCAGGGCCGCGATCGAAAACCTCTCCGGCACTACGTGCCACCTCCCCTTGCCAGGGGAGGCTTTGGGGGGCGCGGCGGACGGCAGGACTTCTTTAGAGAGGAGAGAAAAGCATGAACGAGACGCAGATGTTGATGCTGCTGTTCGCAGCGGCGGGCGGCGCGCTCTCTGTGGGCCTGTGCGCAAGCGAGATCCGGGAACAGAACCGACGGATCGCAGCGCGGAAGAAGCGAGAGCGCGAGCAGCGGGAAGCGGAACAACTGGAAGCACAAGCGAGAAAAAAGAAAGACCCGGCGGCGTGAGCTGCCGGGGATATTTCAACCGTTTAAATATCAAATTAAACAATTTCGCTAGATAATATCGACGAAAAACATACGATTTTGTAATATTAGACTGTAGCCGAAGTTTGAGCACGGGGGAGAGACAGATGGCAAGGAAAGCGAGTGAAAAAACGACCGAGAAAGCGGCCGCGGCCAAGGCATGGCACGCGGCAAAGACGCTGGAACGATATCACGAGAGGCGGGCCAACGGCCTGTGCACGCGCTGTGGTAAGACAAAGACGGACGGTGTGCACCACCTGTGCGCCCGATGCCGCGCGAAGAACGAGGCACTGGCGCGGCGCGGGCAGCCGGACGCGCTGGATCTGGCCGTGCGCGAGGTGATGGCGGCGAACGAGGAGAGACGCTACAAGGGCCTGCCGGAATTGAGCTACGGGCAATGGGCGATCAGCGGATGGGCGGCGGAGTATGCGCTGCGGCAGGCGCAGGAACAGCAGGCCAGACGGGCGAGGGAGAAGAGACGGAAGAAAGAGGAAGAGGACGCGGAGGCAATCGCGTGAGTACCTTTATATATAAAGAGAGGCGCGGATGACAATCCCTCTTTAGGGGAACACGGTTTTGCGGAAGAACATGGAACCGGAACGTTACACCCCTGCGCCACGCCTACGGCGCGGCCCTCTTCCCCTAAAGGGGACGCTGGGCGCAGCAGAGCCGCGAACGAAAACCTCTCCGCCTCCTGCGGAGGCACCTCCCCTTGCCAGGGGAGGCTTTAGCCAGGCAGCCGAAAATGAGGCTGCCTGGGGGAGCTAGTATACCCGTTATTTTCAGTACGCCGAAGCCGGGGTACAGGAAAATAACATGAAAAACCAAACCGAAAGATGCCGGGAAGGGAGGGGCGGCCGTGGCCGGAACAGGGAAAACCAGATACATCCGCGAGCAGGTGACCGAGTGCGGGAAGTATTACCGCGAGGTGGACATCTTCCCGGTGAGCGAGCAGCAGCACCACGCCGGGCCACGGGCGAAGAAGCGGACGGCGAGCAGCCTGGCACAACAGAACGCCAACGCGGCGCGCAGCCTGCGCCTGTTTGTGCAAAAGCTGAACTGCAACTTCGACCGGCGGGGATTCCATGCTGTTTTGAGCTACGACGACTTCCACCTGCCCGGCGACGAGAGGGAGGCCGACAAGGACCTGCGGAACTACCTGCGGCGGCTGCAGGCGTGGTGCCGTCGACAGGGCTGGACCGAGGCGATGAAGTGGATGGCCGTGACCGAGCATCAGGAGGCCGACCTGAAGCAGGGCCTCAAGGAAGTGCGCTACCACCATCACCTTGTGATCCAGATGGACGGGCTGACACGCGGCGAGCGGGAGAAGCTGCGCGCGGCCATTGAAGATTGCTGGGCGACCGGACGCGGGGAGCAGCGCGAGGCACTGGGCACTGTGAACGCGGACCGGCTGCAACCGAATGAGAACGGATTGGAGGCGTTGGCGAAATACCTGCTGAAATACCCGAAGCGAAAGAAGCGCTGGCGCGAGAGCGTGGGGCTGGCCGACCCGGTGTACAAGCGGCCGAACGACAGCCGGTGGAGCCGGAAACGACTGGCCGAAGCCTGCACGATGTGCGTGGATGACCGATATTTCTGGGAGCAACGCTATCCGGGATACCGCCTGCTGGGCGTGTGCCCGACGTGGGATGAGGAGCGCGCCGAGTGGCGGGTGTACATACGGCTGATGGCGCGCGCAGCCTATCAAAACGAAAAGGGGGACAGAGGAAAATGACGATGCTGGCATGGGTGATCGGGATTTTGGCTGTGGGCGTGATCGACGGCGGGATGATCCTGCTTTTGTGCAAGGCGAGCGGCCGGGCGAGCCGCGACGAAGAGTGGGAGGCGGCACTGCGGCGGGCGCAGGAGGCCGAGGAAGCCGGAGAGAAAGAGATGGACGAAGAGCTGGAGAAGATTTTGGAGGAAGCGCGAAAATGAGCAAGGAACGGTGCAGAAACTGCAAGTGGTTTAGTGACGACTGGGGAACCTGCTTTAACGGAGACTCCCCAAACTGCGCGGACGAAGTGGATTATGACGGCTGGTGCAGGGAGTGGGAGCCGCGGGACGGGGAAACGGAAGAACGGGCGCAGCAGAGCCGCGAATGAAAACCTCTCCGGCGCTGCGCGCCACCTCCCCTTGCCAGGGGAGGCTTTAGGGAGAGAAGCACCGGCGACGGGAAGAGTACGAGAGTTTGCGAAAGTTCGAGGCCCGGCGCAGCCGGGTTTCTCATGAAGCCGGAACGAGTGAGGGCAAATTGCTTTAGTGTCTGCGCAGCGGACGCCCCCGCAGGGGGACAATTTGGCCGAGCGAATGCAGGCGGATGAAGAGGCAGGGCAAAACCGAAGCACAAACGATACAAAGAGCGCAGAAGTTCACGAAACCTCGCACATGATATTTTGCGCGCGCCTTTTTACGCGCGCGGGCCTGAAAGGGGGCTGCCGTGAATGACCAGAGAGCAACGGAGAGCGGCGCGGGGGGCGCTGCGAGACTTTAAGATGCTGCATGACGTGGCGGCCGAAGAGCGGCCCACACCGGAGCGGGAGCAGGCACGGCGCTGGTGCGGCGCGATCGAGGACGCGCTGCACTACTACGACCGGGAAGAGCCGACGCGGGCGAAGCTGCTGCGGCTGCGCTACATCGAGCACGGGCGCGAGGAGCGGGTGATCGAGCAATTGTACGTGAGCCGGGCGACCTACCAGAGGATGGACCTGGACGCGGTGAGCACGGTGGCGGTGTTTGCGGCGCAACGAGGGGCAATGTGAATGGCAATCCCTCGCTTTGGGGAACGACGCAGCCCTTGGAGGCTTTAGGCCGGGCGGATGGAGAGCGCGGCCTTTTTGTGCTGCCCAAAAAAGAGTAGGCTGTTTTTTGCACAAAGACGGCGATAGAATGAAATTATACAGGAGCAGGGGGAATACAGGATGGCGGAGCGGCGGTATTGCAGGAACAAGACCCCGGGTAGCCACCCGGGGCAGAAATGGGATAAAGAGACCAAGGCGGGCGCGCTGATGGACTATATGTACGACCCGGCGACGATGGGAAACATCTGCGCAGTGGCGAAAAAGTGGGGCGTGCCGGAGAGCACGATCCGCACATGGATCAACAAGGAGCTGCTGCGAAAAGATGAGCAGAAAGGCGTGTTTGCGAAAGCCTACGAAGAAGCCACGCGGGAGATCGTATACCGCGCGGCCGAGGGGGCGCGACTGGCCGTGACCCGGATGCAGCGACAGATGAATGCGGAACAAACGGACGAGATCGACCTGGCACGATACGCAACCGTGCTGACCAACATTGCAACGAAAGTGCCGGAGGCGCGCGCCAAGACGGCCGCCGCGCTGGCCGAGGCACAGCAACAGGAAGAAAAGAGCGAGGGCGGCGTGGTGCTACTGGCGGAGGTGATGACCGATGGAACGGAACGCTGAACCGGAGACGACGATCTGGTGCGCCGGAAGCCCCTGCAACAACTGCGTGAAGAACTGGAAAGGACGCAGCTGCACGACGGTGCTGGAGGGAAAAGCGGCCCTGGGCTGCATTAGGTGGAACTACTGGGCGAGACGTGGATGGGCAAGCATCCATGCGCAGGGCATGGAGACAATCAGGGCTGCGAGAGAAAAAGGTGAACGATGGTAGACGTGGTATTGTTGCGCATCTATATGCGAAAGGCAAGGGTGACGCAAAAACAACTGGCAAAGCTGCTGGGAATCGACGAAGTGACCATGAGCCACAGGATGCACAAGCGGGTGTTCAGCACAAAAGAAGCGGCACTGATCTCAAAAGCGCTCTTGATCGATGACCCGGCGCAGGTGTTTTTGAACGTGGAGTGAAGAGGCAGATGGCGGCGCAGGGAGGCGCAGCAGACGCCCCCGTCAGGGGGACAATTTGGCCGAGTGAGCGGAGGCGGACGAGATGGCAGAGGCAAATGTGATCTGGAAGCCTCAACCGAAACAGTTTGAGTTTATGGAACGCTGGGAACCGGAAGCGTTATACGGCGGGGCGGCGGGCGGCGGGAAGAGCGACGCGCTGGTGATCGAGGCGCTGCGGCAGGTGCATATCCCGAACTACCGGGCAATCATCTTTCGCAAGACCTACCCGCAACTGACGGATCTGGTGGACAAGAGCCGCACCTACTACAGGGCGATGTGCCCGAAAGCGCGGTACAACGAGACGGCGCACTGCTGGACGTTCCCGAGCGGGGCGAAGATCTACTTCGGCAGTATGCAGTACACGAAAGACCGCACGAACTATCAGGGCAAGGCGTATGACTTCATCGGCTTCGACGAGCTGACGCACTTCACCTGGGATGAGTACAGCTACATGATGAGCCGCAACCGACCATCCGGGCCGGGCACACGGGTATACATGAGGGCGACCACCAACCCGGGCGGCGTGGGCCACGGCTGGGTGAAAGAGCGATTCATCACACCGGCGCCACCGGGCACGACGATCTGGGAGGAACACGAGGCCCTGCTGCCGGGCGGCGAGAAGAAGCTGTACCGGCGGGCGCGGGTGTTCATTCAGGCCAAGGTGACCGACAACGCGGCCCTGATGCGCAACGCGCCGGAGTACATCGCGAATCTGGCCGCGCTGCCGGAGGCCGAGAAACGGGCACTGCTGTACGGCGACTGGGATAGCTTTACGGGGCAGGTATTCACCGAGTGGCGCAACGACCCGGAGCACTACGACGACCAGCGGTGGACGCACGTGATCGCCCCGTTTCCCATCCCGAAGCACTGGCAGATCTGGCGCGGGTACGACTTCGGCTTTTCGAAGCCGTTCTCGGTGGGCTGGTACGCGGTGGACGAGGACGGGCGGATCTATCGCATTCGGGAATTATACGGCTGCACCGAGACACCGAACACAGGGCTGAAGATCGACCCCGTGGAGCAGGCGCGGCGCATCCGAGAGGCCGAGCAGAACGACCCGCTGCTGCGCGGGCGGAAGATCCACGGCGTGGCGGACCCGGCGATCTTCGACGAGAGCCGCGGCGAGAGCATTGCCACCATGATGGAGAAAAGCCCGAACTTTTTGCACTGGGCACCGGGCGACCACACGCGCCTTGCGGGGAAGATGCAGTTCCACTACCGGCTGGCATTCGACGAGGACGGGCGGCCGATGCTACAGGTGTTCAACACCTGCCGACATTTCATCCGGACCGTGCCGAACCTCGTATACAGCGAGAGCAACGTGGAGGACATCAACACGGACGGCGAGGACCACATCTACGACGAGTGCCGCTACGTGCTGATGGAGAACCCGATCTCGCCGCCGAAGAAAGTGGTGCGCGAGCCGATGAAAGACGACCCGCTGGATCTGGACCCGAGGAAGAGCAAAGTGAGGGTTATGCGGGTGTGAGAGGACGCTGGGGCGCAGCAGAGCCGCGATCGAAAACCTCTCCGGCGCTGCGCGCCACCTCCCCTTGCCAGGGGAGGCTTTGGGGAACGGCGCGGCAGAGCCGCGATCAAAAACCTCTCCGCCTCCTACGGAGGCACCTCCCCTTGCTAGGGGAGGCTTTGGAAACGGCGCTTTTTGGAAGAACATAGAACCGGAACGTTACACCCCTCCGGCTTGCCTTGCGGCAACCCACCTCCCCTAAAGGGGAGGCTAAGAGGAAAGGATGATTATATGGCAAATAGAGCAAACACAGGACAACGGGAGCGAAAGCCGCCTGAAAATGCGGAGCAGATCGCGCAGGTGTTGCAGGCCGTGGCGAACAGCGGAGCAATGCAAAAGCTGCGGGAGGGCGCACTGGGCGCGGGAGAAGAGGAACGCGGCAGAGCCGCGATCGAAAACATCTCCGGCGCTGCGCGCCACCTCCCCTTGCCAGGGGAGGCTTTAGGAGGCGCGGACGCGACGCGGGGAGCCGGAGGGCAGACCCTTGCAGGGGAGGCAGATGCGCAAGGGCTGGACGGGCTGCAGTTGGAAAGCCAGCAGAAGATCGGCGCGGCGGAGATCGCGAGAGCCAGCGACATTTTGCAGAAGTACAAGAACGGCAAAAGCGCGCTGGAACGGCGGCTGATCGACAACGAGCAGTGGTACAAGCTGGCGCACTGGAAGCAGTACAAAAACCCCATGATGGGCGACAAGGAGAACGGGCAGCGCTCGAGCGGGTGGCTGTTCAACAGCATTGCGAACAAGCACGCCGACGCGATGGACAACTACCCCGAGCCGAACGT